AGGTTCCATCGGTTTTCATACCTACCATTGTATTAAAACCTTGTGTAACACAACACCATGTAGTACCTGGTATTTGAACAGGGGATGATTTTGGGATCGAGGTTCCATCCCCCAACATACCCCCGTTGCTGGCACCCCATACCCATAAAGTTCCATCGGTTTTTAATGCACCTATCGTAGGATCATATCCAAAACAAGTCATAGAGCACCATGTTGTACCTGGTATTTGAACAGGAGAAGAAAAAATAGCAGTACCTAAACTTAGTCCAAGTACCCCACAACTATTACAACCCCATCCCCACAAGGTATTATCAGACTTTATACCAAAAGCTGCGTTTCCACCACCCGTTAAATAAGAACAAATCCAGTTTGTTCCTGGTACTATTACAGGAGAAGATTTGCTAATTGTATCATTATGCCCAAGAGCACCACAAGCATTGGTACCCCAAGAAAATAGGAGTGAGCCTAAAGGAGCAGGTTCACTGTAGCTGTAATATTCCGACAACGTCTTTTTATAGACGTCATCAACGCCCAGTACACCGGTCTTTACATTAGTTATTGTCATGATTATGCAAATTTATATCTGGTTGCAAAATCTAAAGCATATTTATTAGTATAAACAGGGCGTAGTGGTGAACTCTCATTATTAGGGTTCATTCTTTCCTCACCAATTTGTTCACGGGTGAGATAATCTTCAAACATAGCAACCGGGTCCTCTAGATTATAAACAAAGTTATTATAACGGTCTAGCATCTTACCACGAATACCAGAAATCTTTGCATCTTTTGCTCTGAAGTCTTCATGGTTTGTTATAATACGCTGGGCCATAACAGCCACGGTCACCCCTCTTGTTTCCGCTTCTAACCTTACGTCAACAGCAGCAGCATTGGCATCGAGTATAAGTGCCTTTGCTTGTTCGTACTTGTAGATGCCTGCAGTAGTTGCAGTTTCATGATAGGTACTGAACACTGTATCTCTTAAATTTTTCTCTTCTTGGTAGATATTCTTCTTTCCTAAAGAAATAGCTACTAGAATATCTCTCTTTACAATTTCAGCATACTCTTCTTTTGTAATTTCAAAGATATAATTATCTGGATCAGCTACAGCGGTATCATCAGCCGTACCTACCCAATAATCTTGATCAATTCGAACGGTATACCCAAGACCAGGAATTAAAATTCTTGGTAAAGAAGGACCTGATAAAGGTTGCTCGATTAGCCATGACTTACCTGATTCTTCAGATATTTGTGTAAATTTAAAATATTTCATTTTTTCCTCTTAACATTATTGTCTTATAGCAAATGTATTATATTGCATTACAGAATGAAAATCACACCATGTACCAGGTATTTGTGTAGGAGAAGACTTGTTAATATTACAATTAAGACCAAGACCACCTTGAGAATTAAATCCCCAACCCCAGAGAGTTCCATCGGTTTTCAGTCCATGAATATTACCATTTGCCCCACAAACTTTCTTCCAAGTTGTACCAGGAATTTGTACAGGGGAAGATATATAGCCACCGCTGGTATTTTGACCAAGTTGCCCGTAAAAATTGGCTCCCCAAGCCCAGGCAGTACCATCTGATTTTACAGCAAATGCTCCGTCTTCAAACCCCCCTACACAACACCATGTTGTTCCGGGTATCTGGATCGGTGAAGATGCAGGCTCAACTGAACTATTACCTAACTTTCCGCTACCACCGCTACCCCATGCCCACAAGGTACCATCGGTCTTAATTGCATGACTTGCTTGATTTGCACTGGTATTGCACCAGGTACCAGGTATTTGAGTTGGGCTACTTCTCAAAGCACCAGTATTAATATTTAATCCCAAACGCCCGGAACCATTATACCCCCATGACCACAATGATCCATCTGTTTTTAATGCTAGGGCGTTTGGTGTTTGATGGCTTATACAGCACCATGTAGTGCCAGGAATTTGTACAGGTGAGGATCTAGGAATATTAGAATTATCTCCATTAAGACCATAATAACCATAGCCTCCTGAAAATAAAGTACCATCACTTTTTATTGCAAAATGATTAACTTGAGCCCGTGCTAAAGCACACCAACCAGTACCTGGCATTTGAATAGGGCTACTATTATTTGCAGTCCCACCTGTACCATCAAAACGTGAACCATGAGCTGTAGTGCCCCATAACCACATAGTACCATCACTTTTTATGGCTGACCAAACATCGCTGTTACCACCCGCAAGTCTTGCCCATGTAGTTCCAGGAATTTGTACAGGGGAAGACTTACCGTTATTAATTGCAGCAACACCTTCACCGGTAAAATTATTACCCCAACCAAACAAAGACCCAGCTGATGAAAGGGGAGGTGCTTCAGATACGTAGGCCCAAGCACTATCCAAGGTCTGGTCTCTGACCTCTTGAAGGGTAAATGCGCCTTTTTTAGTTACTGGCATTTAGATCACCTTACCGGCAATAACAGCCTCTAACCGATTAGCCTCATTAGCTTGAACTCTTACTTTATAACCACTCTGTAAGAATTTTGGTTGTTCTAGAACCTCTACTGTGGCGTCTGCGGGTACAATCATATCGTATGCAAAATAACCTTGAATGTTATTAGATCCATCGGTCCATAAGACTCTTGCTTTAACATCATTAGTTCCGTTATCATTAGATAACAAGATACTTTGTATTACGGAGTTTGCAGTTGCAGTATGTAGATCGGTTAAAGTGGTAGCCGCGGTAATATCAACCCCAACACCAAAATGACTTGTACCTGTTACCTCTTCAATAGTAGCGGTGGCATGGAGTACGGAGTTAGCATTTGCACTAATGGTAATGTAGTCACCAGGCTGTAATACTTTAGGTTGTTTGAGTATCTCTACAGAAGTACCTGCGGGTACGGGCATTTGTGTGGCAAGACTAATAGAGGAATATGTAGAGCCGATAATATTTGATGTAAACTCACTCGTTGCAGTCGCATCAATATTAGTTAAATGAATTGAGTGTACAATATATCGCTTACCAGCTGTTGAAGCTGCAGCAAAGACGTTAGCTGCTGAAGTGGTGACAGCAAGAGCTGAAGCTGTACTGATTGAGGTGTTAAATAGTCCTGAACCGCCCGAGCCTGCAGCAGGAGCTGCGCTGGTCCAAACAGAACCGTTTGATACTAGGACATTACCAGATGTACCTGCTGCTGCAAGACCTGTACCACCTTGCCCGGGGGTTAGTGGGGTTGTAAGACCTGATATTGAAACTGCAGTAATATTTCTGCTGTCATCTACGACGGTGGTTCCGCCTACTTTAATTGCCATCTTCGCTCCTTAGAACTCGGTTATTCTTATTTTTATTTAGGCTTCTTAAGCTCTTGTATTTCTTGCTTTAGTTCTTTAATTGCTTCTACTAGAAAAGCAGTCAAGTTCATGTAATTAATACCCTTGGTACCATCGGGTCTATTTTTGACAATTTCGGGAATTACTTTTTCAACTTCTTGCGCAGATAAACCATATGACTTTTCTTTACTTTCTTTCCAGGTAAAACCAAACCCAGTCAGCTGACCTATAATATCTATAGGGTTTTGAATAGGGGTAAAGTCTTGCTTCAACGTCATATCGGACGATGAATTATAATCAGTAGTTGTTAAAAGTCCTGTACTTGGATTAAATGTTAATTTGGTACTTGATACTTGTTCAGTAATTGCTCCAGAAGTTCCATTTGCAAAGACTATATATCTAGTATCATTTGTTGAAGTATCATCTGTAACAGTAATAAAGTTAGCTATATTAGCTGTTAGATTAGTAGCAGTACCGGTAGCATTAGTAAGTACAGCATATGAAGGGGTACCAATATTTGGAGTTACTAACGTTGGGCTTGTGGAAAATACTAAGTTACCAGTGCCAGTCTCATCAGAAATAATAGAAGCAAGCTGTGCTGAAGTAGTTGCTGCGAACTGACTAAGATTACCATTTTTAATCTCGTTTATTGCTACTACCAAATTTCCTTGGGCAGTGGTAGCAAGATTAGTTAAAACCCCTAAAGTAACATTAATATTAGAAAAGTTATTATCCACTTCCGAATTAGTCAGAGGTGTACCTTTTACAGTAGATCCTGGACTAGAGATTGAATTAGCAGTTCTTAAGAGTATCGTTGCCATGTAATTACCTTACAGTATTCGTTTGAATATTTATTGTTTATTTATCGGTTTTAATGCTATCGACTACCAACAGCATTAACTGCTTTAATTCTAAAATCTCTTTTTTTAGAGTATCTACATCCTCAACCATCTTTTTCTTACTTTTATATTCATTAAGAGCAGCAATGTCGGTATTAATTAGCGCTTTGCTGTTCTTATCTCTAAGTAAGCTGGGATGTTCTTTAACCGGAATCAGACTATTCATTATGTAACCGCTGTTACCCTTAAGGCTTTAATCTGGGGTACGATAGACTGATTAGAACTAAAGAATACTATCTTAATTGCAAACACATTAAAATCAGTATAAGTCGTATCATCAGCGTAGGAAATATTAAGAGCCTGATAATTTTCTTCAGAGTATACGTCAGGGTTATTTGTAGTAACTGTATCCCCAGCCAATGTTGTTTGTGGTATTTCTACATAAGTTCTATCATCAAAGTCAGTAGTATCATACTTATTAAGAATTTTATAGTAGACTTTTATACTCGTACCAGGTCTTCTATTTACCAACAGGTTAAGATTTAATCCTGTAGCATCGAAACCATCGGCGAGTGTTACACGTCTTGTAATATACTTGGCTTGAGCAGTACCACCGGATGCTGTCAACTCAGTAGTATTAATTCCACTACTGTAAGCATCTATCTTATTCTTTACCAAGATAGTACTGATACGTTCTAAGTCTACTACTGGTGACACATTCTGATCAGCATTGTTCATTGTGACTCTAACGACAATATCTCCAGCTGTAACAGCCGTCATGGTTTGTCCAAGCTCATAGTTTGAACCAACCGGTAGTGTGGTATAACCAGTAAACGTTCCTCCAGATTTGGTCTTAGTATTAATTTCGTAAGTAATACTGGTATCGTTACCAAAGTTAAGTTCTTGAGTGGTAAGCTTTAACAGATCAAAATCTGTTGACTCAGTTGGGGATTCTAAATCTAAGGTAAAACTTATCTGTCCTCTATTAAATACGCATTGATTTAATTTAAAGCACAAATCTTCAGATTGAGATGCCGTCCAGGTAGAACCGTTTTGCGATTTAAACAATACGCCCAAATAAGGTTGTGAGGTAATCTTATTGGTAGTACCTAACACGGTTTGACCGACTTCGGCTGCATATAAGTTATACTTGTCAGAATTAGATATGACAACTAAACAATATTCACCAGGAGCAAGATATACAGGAGATTCAAATGCAAAGTTAGTTGCAACTCCTATACCATCGTAAATTTCTGTAGATGCTGGTATATTAACATCAACAGGGTTCTTGTAAACTTCAGACATCGGTAAGATGACCGAAGAGCTAGGGAACCCTGAAACAGTAGGTCTAATTTGAATTGAAACTGGTAGTGTTGAATCTTTTGTTGCAAAGTAAAGATCAGCTGAACTTAAGTAGATACCGTTAGGGTAAACTGTAGCATCAACCAGGAACGTTTGTGCAACAGGGTCAATCCATACAACCTGAACTGAAGAGGTTACATCTCTAGATGATGTGTTTGTATCTGTTCTGGTCTGAGATACATTGTTTCTAATTAGAACCGGCTCTTTTGTTGATACAATTGTTCTTTGCTCTGTATTCAAAGTACCAGCTGATACAAAGCCTGCTTCTGCATAAGCTGTTGCATTGGTGAAAGAGGAGGGATCATTAATAAATGCAAATCTAATTCTACCAGTCGGTATCTTAATAGTACTGGTATTAGGTAATGTAAACGTTCCAGCAGCATAGCCACTATTGTCAGTAATTACATCATCCCCTGCAGAACCTCCAGCTGGGGTCACAAAGTTGGTCAAATCTGTATTATTGTTTACATACAAGTATAACTGTGTAAGAGGGGGCATACCGTACACTTTATACGATATAGTTTTTTGTCTTGCAAAAGGAATAACTTCCTGTGAAACCACCGCTGTAGTATCACTAGCTAGAACGAGTTGGGTACCTACTGTTGTGTTAACACCGGTTCTGCCGAACGTACTCGTAGTCTGTAAAGTTTCTCTAGATACAGTGGTAATGAAGGCGCCATTATTGGTTGAAGATAACGTCTGGGTACCAACAACTTGTTGACCGGTCCAATTTAACTGCCAGTCATTCCACTGCGTACCCGCAGCTGCTTCTGCAGCCAACCACGCATCTTTATTACCATCCTCAACGACGTTAATAATTGGTTTCGATTGGGTATCGTACCAGGTATCAGACGTAGGTACAATTTTCATCACACCAATAAAATTAACTACGTTGAAAGGATTAACGTTAACTATTTTACTCGCGACATTTTGTTGTACAAAGGTTGCCTCTGTAAATGGTAAAGATAACAAATCCCCAGTCTTAGTTACATCAGGGTTTGTATTGGCTGAAAAGGTAAAGTTATAAGATGTAGAACTAAAAGACGGTCTAGCATAACTACCTAAGGAATCAATTGAAACTTTAATATCTTGCCCATTTAGATATTCTCTATTCAATACATCAACAACGGAGTGTCCTGCAAAAGAATCAACCAAGTAACCGTTCTTAAATAGAGCCGTATTGTTGGTATCAAGAACTGAGGCAGAGAGAACTTCTTTTTCTAATAAAGAAAGAGCAGTATAATACTCTACAGATTTTAAACGCTGATCAATTTGACCAATGTCTTTCATCGTGTATCTTCTTCTGCTTACATAGTCTAATTTAATATCAGAAGAATTAAATGTGTAGGCGGGTATTCTTAGTGTTGCCAAAGTCATGGCATCTGCATCATCCGAAGGTACGCCTGGATTACTGAAGGAGCTTATGCCCTTGATAATCTTGAATACTCCTGCAGGGGTGAGTGCAATCTTATCTATTCTACCCATGTAGTAAGAGTGATCACTCTGAATAGCATTATAGGGGGTAGGTATTTGATAAGAATCAAATACCAGAGATGAAGAACCATCCGTTCTACGAGGACGGAAGTCATAACTATCTCTTAACTCATACTTGGTACCTGATTTGGTAGTCGTATAAGAAGGAATTAAACTATAGTCGATTGGATAAGAATCGTTTGTAAAATAACCTAAACCCCCGGAATGAGTAAAGTAATTAGCCATAATGACTACATTACCTGGTGCTGTTGCGCCATTGAACTTAACACGGCCGTGATCATAATAGTTATCACGCTGCCCGGAATCTAAAGTAAAGTCGGTAAGTGTTTGACCTGTTACTTCAGTCCAATAGGCAGTATTGCCGACAGGGTTAATATTTGTGCTGATAGCGTTAGCAGTATATGCTAGCCCGGAATATGTAATAACGTTACCAGAGGCGGGGTAGGTTGTAGCAGATGACCATGCACCTGTATAAACATTGCTACCTAATACTTTGTATACTTTATTTAAAGTGTAAACATCTGATACAGCAAGACTTACATAAGTATTTGCAGCTGAAATATTAGCAGATACAATTGTGTTTGCAACCAGAGTTTTATTTTTTCTTGTATCTGATTGTACTTCAATTGTGGCATACACATCACAGGTACCGTTAAATGAAGCATCAGACACATTAAATACTGCCTGACCAACTGCACCAGAACCAACAACAGGAATTGTTACTGATCTAGCACCACCATCCATTGGAATAACCTGACCGGCTGTAAAGGTACCTGAAGCTGTTTTTGCAACTACGTAATAGTACGTTCTTGCTGTAGCCGCAGGAAGAATACCAGAACCGCCTACAAAATCTTCGGAAGCTGTATTAGTAGTAATCGTTGCTGTACCAGATGAAAAAGATACATCTGCAAAACGTCTCTTAAATTGATAAGTTGTTGATGTTACATTTTCAATATTATTTTGCGGTATAGAAAACAACAAATTATCATAAGAAGCATCATACAGTTGTGCATTACTTGATACAATAGCAGTTGAGTCAATATTAGCGCGGAAGGTAATATTAGCAGTATTGTAAGTGTTATTTGTAACACCAACAACGTATCTTACATTGGCAAAGGTATTCGAAGTAAGATTGATATCATTTAAAAACAACTTATAGGTTGTTGTTGTATTTGACCCTGAATTATATTCAATTTGTTTAACATGTGCTGTACCTGCTCTAGTTGCAAATGATATAGTTGTATTAGCTGTATGAAGTTCAACATTAGACCCCAGTGTAGGTAGTGAGTACCCGGGTACCCCTACAACAGTATAATTACCATAGAACGGGGATATATCAAATCCTGCAACATTTTCTGTTTCACGAGCTTTATCCAACAGTAGACGTGTAGGTGCAACCGTTTCAATCTCATAACCATTTACGTATGCCTTACCCGGTAATACATCTGTATTAATAGTAGTAGCAGCGTCAGTTGTATCATTAAGGTAAAAGATAAAGTTCTTAACTAAATAGTTACCTGATTCATCAAAAGTTCTACGAGCGAGGGCTTTATCTAATTCAGAATACTCAGTCTTTCTAGACTTAAGTGTCTGGCCTTCTTTAACGCGAATGATTTCAATAAAATCTGGATCGTTAGTTAAATCAGGGTTTTCACCAATTATGGCTAATGATACTAAATCTAAACTAATTTTAAATCTATCTGCACCGGGAGCAAAATAATTATAGGTACTGATGGCAGGGTCTAATAATGTCTCATCATCATCAGATGTAATAGCACTTTCAGTAATACTGAATCCAATGGAAGCAGAAGGAAAGCTACTGTATTTCTTAGGTATAACCGATTGAGCTACTGATTTAATAAAGTAACCGTTCTTAAAGAATATACCCTCATTAACAGCAACCTCTAGTGTGGGTTGGGTAGCTTTCTGAGTGAACGTAAATGTCGTGCTTGCTAAGGTAACACCAGCATACTCGTTTATTTTAATAGCAGTAGAAGATGTAACTTCAATAACATACAAAGTTTTGGTTAACCCGGTTGCTGTTATTAAATCACCTACATTAATATTGGTGGTGCTTGCTAAGGTAACTACTTGACTATACTCAGAACAGCTACCGGTTTTAGTTACCGTAACGTCTGCAACCGTTACAGCATGATAAGCAGTAAGATTAGATTCATTAAGTGCATCAAGTAAATTAGGATAAAAATCTAAAGTTTCTTCAGAGGAAAAAATAGAAGCATTAGAGGTATTGCTAGGCTTAATTACGAGTGTAGGAGGATCACCAACAGTAGTATTATCAGCAGCAAATGTATATTTTACTTCACCAATTACCCCAGACACAGTTCCTTTAGCAAAAAGGTTTCCGTAATTAGATATAGTAATGTCTGTACCGTTATATGTGGTTTTAAGTCTGACAGCTTTAACTTTATCATCTAGAAAGATCTCTCCTCCGAGGACACGAGAACCATCTTTAAAGACATGACTACCAAAATTAGATACTTGTTTTTGAAGTATCGATTGAACCTGGTTAAGTTCTCTGGCCTGAACAGCCACACCTGGTTTAAAGAGAATATGGTGAAAATTTTTATCTTCACTAAAGTCGTCGTAGTACGGATCGGTGTTAAAATTAATCGCCATCTCTTACCTGTTTATAATTTGATTACTGTTCTTAGTGTAACTAATTGTTGTTCGCTGTAGCTAACCGATGTTCTATTATCAATGTACAGCAAGTCACCGCTAAATTTATTTATCGTAGGGTTAATTGTCAGATCTGTAATTGCGTAATCAAGATCAGATGTTTCATCGGTTAGTACATCACCGGTGCTTACGTCGTGATTGTTTTTATTTTGAACTAAAATTTGATTAGTTGATGGCACTACTTCAACAACTTCGAAGTAACGTTTTGAAGTATCTGCAGTGTGAGTAAGAATTGTATCGCGATTAAGCCCACTTACAGTATCTAGAGTTACAAGGTAGCATCCACTACCAATAACGTTTGCAAATGCAAGCTCGTTACCATACTGTTTTAAATTCTTAATGATACCAAATTGTCTATAATCATTCTTTACATCAATACCTTGGTTCTTCTCATTATTTATTGTTGATGTAAACATCAAGGTATCTGCAAATAATTCTTTGACGGGATCACTGCCATGTCCTCTATAAGGTGAAATGATAGCCGATACATTAGCATTTGAACCATCACCAGTTATGGTGACATTTGCATACGAATAGCCTGAACCAGGTGATAGAACTGTAATGTAGCTGATGGTGTTATTGGTTATAACTACGTTACCTGAAAAACCTGTACCATCACCTGAAACGGTAACGTTAGCATAAGAATACCCGTTACCTACGTTGCTAACATTGAATGCATGTATGCCTCCATCGATAGCTGATAGCTCAACTACTGTTTGTAAAGTATCAATATCATCAACAGATAAGTTAGCAAATGCATTAGCCCCTGTACCTGTAGGGCTTGCAAAAGTAAGGTTTAAATAAGAATACCCATTGCCGCGTTGCTCGATAATTACATCTTCAACTTGTCCTGCTGCATTGATATACGGGGTAGCAACAAAACCTGTTCCATCACCAATAGCAGAAATAGTAGTGGTGACATTGGAGCTATATCCTGTACCTTCATCTTCTATTAAGACAGAATGAACTGCTCCGTTGCGTAATACAGGCGTTAAAACAGCAGATGTTGTGAAGAACAAATTAGCGCTAGCATTAGTTGTAGGTTGGGTATTACCTGTTGTACTAAAAGTTATAGTAGTGTTAGCACGGGCTGCAGTAGTGTAACCTGTACCTTTATTAGTTAATACCACATCAACTAGTACATTACTACTAAATATTAAATTAGCAAACGCATTGGAGGTAGGTTGAGTAAGACCGGTGGTTGCTATGGTTGCAGTTGTATTAGAAATTGCCGCAGTACTATAACCTGCCCCAGGGTTAAATATCTTTACATTACTAATACCTTTAAGAAGACTGGTACCAACTATGCCGCCATCCACTATATTAATAGTTGCAGTTCTATAATTAGCCCCTGGGTCTTTTATCTTTACATCAATAAACTCACCTGAAGTATTAAATACAGGTACTAGATTTGCAATGGAATTACCTGTACCCCCTAAAAATTGCCCTGTAACATTTAATGTAACATCATCGTTATTAGTGTAACCTGACCCCCCATTATTAATAGTGATCGTGCTTACTTCTCCTTTAGAGTAATAAGCATTTGTTACCGCTCTTTGCACCGGCATAAATTCCGGGGTTAAGAAACGATTTTGAGAGGAAAGAGGAATAGTATATAGATACTTCCAAACATAACCATCAGATGTGGTAATAGTAGTTATATCTTGACCTGAAGGTTCTTCTGTAGATTGAGTACTGTTATTATTAAATATACATTTGTATACCCCATACGCGCTTGTTAGTACATAGAAATTAGCAGTCTTTAAGCTAACAGCACCAGAATTTGCTGGTGAAGATGCGCTGTAATTGCCATCATATTGATCGTAAACGGTACCAGAAGTCCAATCTATTCTTGGAACAACATAAGATATATCTCTTAAATTAATTTTTTTAACACTTAGAATACCATTACGCGTATAGTACTCATAATCCTGAGTAGCTTCTGGAGTACCAGGTGTATTTGGATTGGGCCACTCAATTATATTACCAATAAAATAGTAATAGTTAGCTCTTCGCGATAAAAATTCATTATAAACACTATCCACTAACGAGCCGTGGATAGCGTCCTTTAAGAGAAAAGACATATTATGCTACTGTAACGTTCCAAGTAATAATCACTATATCACCAGCAGCTTTGGTAACAACACCAAATACAGTTCTGCACAACATATTACCAGAAGAAGAAGCATTTAAAATACCGGCTTCAGTAATTGCTCCTGTACCTGTACCTGCAGGAAATGTGGCTATATATGTAATTGTATTAGAGGCTCTTGTGGTGGAGTCAAGTGCAACTCTACCCAGTTCCCCACCTAAAGCAGTTTGAGAAGTAGTGGCTGCGGTATTTGAAGAACCGACTGCCATGTGACTCATGATAGCGGTAGTATTACCTACCATTCTGGAGGCAATTGTATCTTTACCTACTGCTACAACTAAGTTATTTACTTTTCTGTAGTCTTTTTGATTACCGGCTTCGTCTAAAAGAATAACTTCTAAGTTACCTTTGACATTTATTGATTCTGTGAACATGTTTTATTCCTCTAAAGAAGTTCTATGTATATTTATACAAGATATATTGTATGTTAACTAAACGATATTAATGTAGTTATAAGCGTTGTACTCTCAGTATAATTTTCTAAGAAGTACCCTGTCGCGCCGTTATTATCAGTATAATCCTGGTTGGTGCTTTCCGATAGATCAGTTGCTGTAGTACTATCTGCTTCTGTTCTATTAAAAGTAAAGTTATTATTATCGCTAAATTCTGTATTATCTTCAAGAGCTTTACTTATACTTATAGTAAGGCTGTCACTGATTGTAAAATTATCTTCAAGCGGCTTAGTTAACGAATATACAGTATTTTCAGTTGTACTAACATTATCAGCATCTACAGTCTTTAACATTAACTTAGCAACAGTCTCTAATGTAGTAAACGTACTAAAGAGATCGGCATAAACATTTTGCTTAGATACCACACTAATATTAGCTGATACATCGGCAGTAGCAGATAAAACTCTATTAACAAATAAATTAGTACCAGCTTGATGAACTAATTTCTTAACAATATTATAAAATGTACTTATATCCAGTTCAGATAATACTTGATAAGCAAACGGTTGATATAGTTTACTGTCTTGTATTCTTACATCAGGTTCGCTTACAAACCCTTGAGTAGATACATACTCCCCAGGGTATCTAGCTACCGCTCCAATAGTAAAGTTAATACTTGCATCACTAGGATTTTCAACCCCTGCAGTTGTTTCAGATGTAAGTAGCTGTGAGGTGGAGGTGTTAACTGCTAAAATTGTACCCGTGTATTCAAAGGGAGTAACATAGTCTTCTAAAAAATATCTATCTGCATTTGATACTGAATCAAGTCTTGTTGCATTAAAGGTCTCGGAGAATCCCCCACCACTGGTTTCAAAGTATTTAACTCTCTTAGTAATACCTAATGCATTAGATAAAATAATACTAATATTTTCTGTAAAGTTATATCCATAATTTAAAAACTTTAATAATTGAATACCTCCAGTAGAACTTACTCTATCAATTCTAACCAGGGTATCGATACCGCTACCGACAGATACATTAAAAATTTGTCCTACTCTAAATCCTGCCCCCTCGGCTCTTATTTCCCAATCAGTAGTAGTTGGTTTAATAATACCTGTAAATATTAATCCGTTTGACCCAGTTACTGTAACTTCATCGTTAACGTCAAAAGGAACAGGAAAAGCGCTATGATAGAATATTTCATAAAGATTTGTACTGAGACTTTTAACTCGAAAAATCTCTGCTGAATACTTAATGTTATTCTTTGTAAGTGTTAGAAACCGGTCCTTGATATCTGATGCGCTACCATTAGTAAGAAGCACGCGAATAGAAGTTCTAAGACTCCATTTTCCATCTGATGGTCTTAAAACGTAGTCATAAGGGTGGTTGGTTTGTGCAGTAGTATCGTATAGTACTTTAAATAGTGTCTCAATAGATAATGTACTACCTTTAGCAGCATATAGATCTTTGACTCTTTTAATTAATAACGGTTTATTGACTTGTAAGTTATACGGTAAGTCTTTAGCGTAATTTGTAATAAAGTAGTTTACAAAAGAATCTGCAGTCTGATCTATATCGCTATATTTTTGTGAGTTCTGAACAAGCTCAAGCGCTCCTTGATCTTGCTCAAGAAATTTGTAATAGTACTCTAAAAATGCAACGAACGTTGTATTATCAGTCCTAATAAATTCAGGTAACTGACTGCTAACTAGCTTCGATATTTTTTCTGTAATTCTTGTCGTTGCCATATTATACCGATGATGTGACAGTCACATTAGTACCTGCAATCAGGCCGCCGATTTTGTTAGTAGTAGTATCGTCTTGAATTAAGATTTCGTTTCTATATACTGATAAGTTATAGTTAGTTTCTTGTATACTAGCTGAAACTCTAATGTCTGTAACACCAGCTGGAATACCTGTTGGTATAATACTTGTTATACCAACAACACCGGTACCATAATTGACTGTACCTATATTGCTATTTACTACAGCACCTGTAACAGCATTAACTAATCTCAGCACCCCGCTCCCTGTATCGCTTGGTGGTGTATCATTAGGTATATCAGTTATTTTAACTAAAGTAGCATTACCGTTAACAGTTGCAAAGAAATAACTTGAAGATATTGAACCAGGTTTAATTGGGTTTCGATATCTTAAAGCAGAATTACCTGTGAATACATTGGTTGTATTTAAAGTAGGTATAATTCTTTTCTGTAATTTTAAGGACAACAACACACCTGTAATCGATGCATGGCTTTCTTGAATTATGTTAGTTAACTTAAAATGATTAAATGTCTTATTAAATTTTTGAAGATCAGTTAGGAAGTAATTTGCAATAGCGGTATCTGCTAATGCTTTAATATCTTCACTAGATAGCGGGGTCAAAGAAGTATTATAAATGATATTAGCATTTACACCGACGAACAAGTAGGACGGGTCCACAAATTCCGGTGTTACCGTTATGGCTTTTTTTGTCCTTAAAATAGTATCTATAATGGTTTGTTTAGTAGCATCTGAAATAGTATAACCAGAATATGGCTTCAAAGATATCAGTACTTTACCATAATAAGGAGGATCATTATCTTCCCCACCCCATACAGATACAGACTCTGCTCCAGCATAATTAGCCAATATTAAAGCTTCATAATCAGTAGCAGTCACCGCTCTGTTCTTAGATGCATTGACTCTTGGGGCATTAAATTTAATAGAGGCAATACCCTCCACATCTGCACCACCTGTAGAGTTGCTATTAACAGTAACACCAATATTACTTGAACCACCGATGGTAGTTGCTGCAATAAAGCTTTGAGCAACAGTGCTTGAAACATTAACTACAGCACCCTGTACAGTAGTGTATTGAATGCTTATAATATTACCAACACTTAGACCTTGACCTATTACATTATCACCAAAGTAAATCTCATACTTACCTCTGGTGTTTTGTTCTAAGAAATATACTTTTGATGTATCATCTATTCCGGTTATATCCGTAGATAGGTTATACGTAGAGGTCGATGCATTAGAGGCTGAGGTCTGTACTGTAACAGACAATGTTGTAGTGTCAACGAAGTCACTAGGAATTTCATACTTGGTGCTCGTAGCAGCATCTGCTACTACGTAACTGTAGCTTAAGAGAGCACCTTCTTTTACATTAATATTAGAGAAAGTATATGTAGTACCAACTCTTAATGCGGTCTGAGCTTCGGTGGTAAGAAAGGTATAAGATGTACCGTCTACTGTAGATGTGAAAGGTGTGTACCTATTCATAGTTAGACTTGGAGGAAGTCCAACAGGGCTTGTAACTACTATATTGAGATTAGCTACTGCACCCCGGGCTGAGGTTGGGGTATAACCTAGGTGCTTGGCAATAGATACTGCCGAGGATCTCTTAACTGCAGAGTCTAGGAACATCTCATTCATTAACATATTGGCAAGATATGCATTGTAATGAGTATTGTAAGCTAATATATCTAGTAATACTGAGAGACCTGAACCCTCAAAGTCATAGTCTGTAAACTCACTCTGAGCGTTTAGATACGTTTTTAAATTAGTCTTGATCTGATCAAAGTCAAGCTCTGCTATTCTTAAGTTAGACATTATCTTACTCTTGTTATAAATGTGGTTAAAGTAATAGGTCTCTCAGAGTTATTAATTTTAAAAATAATGTCAATACTTAGATCGTTTTGATCTATACGTTCCCGTAACTTCACATCTAACACTGTAGCTCTTGGCTCAAATTTTTGTATGGTATCAAAGATAGTTTTCATCATTACCTGTTTAGTTACAGGGTTGTAGTTCTCAAACAATAATGAATATATCTGGCACCCTATCTCAGGATGAAAGGGACGCTCGTAGTGCTTAGTAGAAATTAAATTTCTAAGCGAAGATTTAACCGCCTCTTCATCAGTCTTTTTAGTGACATCCCCCGTTATCGGGTGGGATGAAAATAGCAGGTTTAAATCTGAATACTGTCTGGTGTTTCTAGTTGTAGCCATGTTTATATTTATAAGTAATAATTTAATTAGCTTGCAAATACCGTAGGCGAGCCTTGAGTTATTACATTATCCCCCATCGTATCGCCAATGCGACCTACACCTTTTCCACCAATAAAGACTTGACCTGAACCAGAATCTAAGCCTGAAGTATCGATAACCGTACAACCTGCTCTAACGTGCGGGGTAACTTTACTACCTTGTACAGTTATTAGTACCCCGTTTGCATAAACACTATCAGAATTACCTTCACCAACACTAGTCTTAAGAGGCATTCTACATTTAAATCCTGAACCATCTGGAGATAAAACAGAATCTCCAATTCTTGAAATAGCTGGCATTTATGGTCCTCGTATACGTAAATTACCAATATTAGTAACAGCGGTTTGATACCGCCAGACAACCCATTGACCTACATCCACTTGTACAGTTACAGTTCCTGTTTCCCCAGGGCCTGTAACATTAAAGGCGTATGAGTTGTTTTGGGTCACAGGATTTGGCATCTCATATCTTACAAGCGCTTTAAAGGGGTCTTCTGTATCAGGGGGTAATATTTCTAAAGTATTATCCTCTAACACAAATTCATAATATTCATTGTCAAACACGCTCCCAAATGTACCGGATAATGTAACGATATTACCAGAATAAGACACATTCATCCCGTTAGCAGCAAAATCATACAGCGCAGTTACATTAGTAGCTGGATTTGATGAAGTACCTTCCGGTGCTATAGGATAATTTATTACAAAACCAATATCAATTGAAGTTGTTTGACCGGCGTAAATTGTCGGTAAGAAGTTAGCAGGCGCAGCTGTCTCCCCATCATTAGTGAGAACGGCTGCAGGATCAGGGCTAATAGTAATAAACCCTGTAGCATTTGATGTATTTATTCTACCAAATTCACCTGCCATTATGCCAACTGGGTTAACCCATCTCCGTACTTCTTATGATTAAAGAATGTAAGTACTGACGATCTATTTGTCTTAACGGAATATGAAACATGAATCCATGGATTTTTAGCGTAGTTACAATATTCAAGAATTAACTGATCGTATTTTAATACCCTGGCAAGTTTTAAAGCAATCTCATAGTACTCAGCTTTTGTTGCACCTCTAAACTGAATATCAACACCTTGACCTAAAGGATGTTGCGACGTCTTAGCATTTGAAGCATTACCTGGGTTTCGGAAAGCTGATGTTACAATCATATTAGGATATAATTTTTTAACAGGTTCAAGAACATTTAACGCAATGGCTTGTAAATTAAATGCTATATCCCCGTATGTGTAATTATTATGAGCTACAATCTCATCCCTTGAAACAGCAGCCTTACTCGATAGCATTTCTATTGTAAAGTTAGGAGAAAGATTATAGTTACCAGGGAGTTTTGTTGCCTTCTTTAAGTCTTCACTAGGCGGTACAGTTGCTGTCTGTTGAGAAGCAACTGACTCACTGTCAATTGCAACGGGGGTTGCATCAATATCGGCAGCAGTTGCGAAGCCTTCACTGATCAATAAGTTCTTCTGACCATCAACATCTGCTTGTGAAGCTGTCTCTTCTTCTAGTAGTAAAGATCTATTATCAGCTAAAGAAAGAGCTTGAGGATCCTCTTTACTGTTGTCGGAAATATCTTTACGACCTTCAAGAACGCCTATGTTAGATATTCCTGCAATTGTTGCAGGCTTACTTTCTTGTGCAGGTGTAGCAGTTTCGGCGTTTACAGAGTTACCTGAGTTAAGGTGGACTGCACTACCATCAGCAGCAAATTCCCCACCTGCTTGATTACTGATATCTTCACCAGCTTGGTTGTTTAAAGCCCCTGTAGAATTAATATTAATATCAGTACCAGAATTAATAAAGATTCCAGCCCCGCCATCTCCTGCTAATATGTTAATATCGCTATTTGAATCAATAAAGACCCCGTCGCCGCCTTCATTAGTTTTAATATAAACATTACCGGCTTGATTAAAAATACTAGATGCATTTTGATATAAGTCAGTAGTACTCACAAATATATTAGCATTAGCAAGCATATTAATATCAACTGTTGCATGCAGGTTTAAGGCAACGTTAGAGTTTAGATTCATTAAATTAAATGCTTGCATATTAATATTGCCGCTAGTAATATTAACTTCTTCTGTAGCAGATAGATTTAGGGTACCACCGGCTTGAGCGGTAATGTCGTTATAGCATTTAAGATTAACGTCCCCCTCAACTTCAATATTTGCATCGTTACCAACATAGATATTACATGCTCCGTTAATTGATATATCTGCCCTACCTGCAATTGCAATCTTACCATTCTTATCTATAATTTCGTAGGAGGACCCAACGGCTCTTTTTATTACAGAACCGTTTCCGTCTATTTCAATAAACGTACCAGACTTATGGTATACATGTAGCCGTTCAGAACCAGGTGTATCATCTATTTCAATTACATGTCCTGATTCCGTTTGTGTAACTTTATTATAAGGGTATGCACCTCTAAAAGCAGACTCAGGTTGATCCCAGGCATCACCTCCGGGTAGTTTAGCCCCCCTCATGCGTGTATCGTTCTTATCCTGTACAATAGTACCTCTAGGGTCCCCTTGGGCTAATTTATTAGTATCAGAGGAACCGGCGTATTCTTTTGTTGGGTACTTGGCGTTAGGGTCGGTAAAACCTTTATTTAAAACTTCTAATTTTTCTTTATTTTCTGTTTCATTAATATCGTAGTTTTGGGCTTCAGTAAGGGCTTTAGAAGCCAGGTGATTATCAAATTGTTTATCTACTTGTATCTGAGCATCTGCAGCAGGCAGACTACCAAACAGTTTATCTACATTAGTTAAAGAAGATAAGGGAATAGAACCTCTACCGAAAATTGCAGATGCAAATCCTCCAAGGGCGGTATTAATGGTTTGATTAACGGTAGGGGTAACAGATTGTACAAGGGTTGCTGCCAGGTTACTAAAGTTAATAATATTTAATTTATCAGTAGGTAATACAAGTCGAAGCTGAGTCTGTATTGAAGTTACAATTTTATCTGTAACTTGCGCAGACATTTGAGTCTGTATAATATTAGTTAAGTTATTAGTTAAATCCACAGGGCCTTGATTACCCGTTACAATATTAACAGGGTCAACAGAACCGATTCTATTATTAGGTATAGTGTTAAGTTGGAAGTTGGCATTTTTTGTAACCTCTTGAACAACAGCAGGAGCTGTTTGCTCAGCCACCCTTGATACGACAGCTCTTAGAATAGGGCTGGGTATGTTAAGATTCAGGGCAAT